TAAAGGTACGAGGATAGAAGCTAATACGTTGGCGCAGAAAGACAAACGGGAAGATTTTAAAAAACGGTTTGTGAATGCAGGACTATAATGAAACACAGAGTTGAAGAATTGGAAAAGAAGGTTTAGAGAATTGAAAAGATAATCTGGTATATCGCTGCGATGATTAGTGTTAGAGCAGGTTATGATATTGCCCCCATTGTTCAAGCAATGTTAGGATAAATATATAAACTAAATAAATATAGAAACTATATGACTGATGAAAAAGAAAACAAAACAGAAGGCTCTCCTATGGATAAAGCTAGGGAAATGGTTGAAAGCCTTAACAAAGCGACGCAAGAAGCGAAGCAAGAAGCCGACAGACTTCAGACGTTAAAACAAGATGCTCTTTTAAGTGGGACTGCGGGTATAAGACAAGAGCCTAAAACTGTGGAAGAAACCCCGGGGCAGTATGCAGCTAGAATTCTAAGGGGTGGAAAATGATAGAAGATAAAGCTATTGGTCTAAAGATAGCTGAAAACCCAGAAGAAGCTTATTGGATACAAACCAAAAACAAATGTGAAACTTCTATCAATTTAATGAAGAAAGAAATAGAACTTAATGAAGTAATTTTAAAATATGCTTCTGAAAAACTAGAACTGATGAATAAAGAAGCTGCTGCACCTGTCACTCAATGAATATAATTTTTGGAATTAGAGGCTCTAAACATCTACAAAATGTTGTCACAGAACAGTTAAGCTCTCAATGGTTCAGACTTCCCAAAACAAAAGATGGAAAAGAAACTTTTGAGCCTGTCAGCCAATGTTTACAGCCAATTAATCTTTATAGTTATGCAGTTCCAAAAGAATATGCAAATCAAGTTTTCACGTCGTTAAAGTTTAACAATGAAAGATACACTTACGGTTCTTTAAAATCAAAGATGGCTTTAGGGGGAATGCGTAAGGCCATGGGTTTACAGCCAATTCCTAAGTTTCAGCCAAGCAGCCCAAATCAATTAATTCCACTACCTGAGAATTTAATGAAATTTATGCACATCTTTCCAATAGGAATAAAAGAAGATGTTGTGAGTGTGGACGAAGAAGGATTTTTGAAGGAAAGAATTTAAATACTTAGAAGTAATCGGTATACCGGCAACAAATGGCTAACGAACATGTTTTAATGTGGGAAACAGACCCGGGCATTCCCTTTACTGTCGCTAACGCTACTGGAATTGAGAAAGGCACAGCTTTACAATTAACAGACCCTATGACTGCTTCGGCTGTTTCCGCAGTCAGAAATCATGTGGCTGGAGTTGCTAAGGGTGAGAAAATAGCATCTGATGGTAGAACAAAGTTAGAAGTTTTCAGAGGCGGAATATTTAAGGCTGTTGCATCAGGAACAATCACGAAAGGCGATGCTTTAATCTCAGACCATGTAGGAAATAAATTGGCTAGTGCAGCAGCATTAACTCTTTTATCAGGACATATAATCTGGGGAGTTTCTTTGGAAACTTGCACAGATGCAGAGACATTCTTATACGAATTAAGACCTCAATATATTAATGCGGGTGCTGCCGGAGGAATTGGATAATGGCTGACGCAAGCGGACAAGCAGACATTCGAGGCATTGATGTCGATAGATTAGCAAAGGGCTTTGGCGAAGTAGAAGACAATATAATTAAGGTTTGTGAGGTAACAACTACGAATGCAAGAGAGATTAGATGGTTTCAGAAAACAGCAGGTTTCTTAGACTCAGCAGATACGACTGGAATAACCGCAACACATATAGGCAATACTTCATTTGGTTCATTGCCCGTCGTAGTAGAGCAGTCATGGACAAGGCAGACAAGTTATGTTAGAAAATACTTTGTTGAATCTCCTTGGATTAGTGACGAAGACATAAAAGACTCTGATGTTAACATACTAGCAACTAATGTTCGTGACTTAGTCAGAGGAGTAAAAAGACAAAAATCTGTTAGAATATATGCTGTTCTAAGTGCAGACGCTTCAAATACTAATGCAACGAGCGCAGCATGGAACACAGCCTCATACACCGGCGTTAACATTATAGAAGACATCATGGAAGGTAAAATGAACATTTACGACGATGGTTACAATCCTGAAGGTGCATGGCTTTTGTTAAGTTCATTAGACCACAAGTCATTAATAACATGGTTAATCGACGGTAAAGGTTCGAGTATCCCTTCATTTGCGAGTGCAAGAGTAGCAGATGGCGCTGTCATGGAAATACTTGGATTAAAAGTAATGGTTGATACTATTGTTACAGCTGATGAGGCTATGATAGTAATACCCCAAAGAGCTATTACATGGCGTTCATTTGGAGACATAACAAGCGAGATAATCAGAGATCCCTTGATTGGTCAAAAGATAAGAGTTGCAGAATGGGGAGAGGCTATAATGACTGACCCTGCTGCTGCTAACAAAATAACTAACACACAGGCTTAAACATGACGGTAAAAGGGTGCCTATACAGAATTAAATTATATCGTGAAAGATATGAAAATCTTAATCCTGAGTCTAAACAAAAACTTAGAAAGGTTTTTGATAAAAAGATAGCTGATGAGATACTGGTTCTAAAAGAAAGATTTGACCATGTGTTTGTAGAAGAAGATTTAAAGGACATTGCAGTTAGTATTTAATGTCTGGCGGAATTGGAACACGAGAAATTGCTGAACGTTATCCCGTAGAAGAAGGTTTGACGGCGGGAACAACAAAACAAGTTGGAGATTTATATTTAATCCCGCAAGAAGCTAGTCTTATTAAAGCGAGTGATAAGACTTTAATGTATTGATGGATAAGACAGATAAGATTCTAAAAACATTACAGCCTAGGCCTCAAGACTTAACACCTATTGGAACAGAGATAATTATCCCTAATCATTCAGGAATAACGGGAAGCCAGCAAGCCAAGAACAAATTAGATGCCCGTTATATTACTGGGTTTGACCATACTCAGCCAGTCAGAGCATTAGACACAATTTATCAAAACACATCAGGCAGACCTCTAACAATTTATGGGTCGATTAAATTTGCATACGATGATAATCCTGACTTCCCATGCTATGCAACTGTCAAGACTGGGGCTTCAAATCCCCCGACGACAACTAGACAAATAATAGGGAACAAAACGATAATTAATTTTATTGGGATAATTTTATTGTATCGTGAAGATAGTTTCTCATTCTGGGCAGTAGTTCCCACTGGCCAATTTTATACTATTGCCGTTACAGTTGGAGGGGCTGCCTTTGCTGCACTTGATGTGTGGAATGAAATCTCAGGCACAACAGTTCCAGCATGAACGCTGAAATGATTAGGATTATTACCCTTCCTGATAAGACTCCCGAAGAAAAAGAGATATTGTTAAGAGATTATATGGTATCAGAAAGAAGACGCAGATTAGGCAGATAGAAAGATTTATATACCCCCTACTCCTCCTACTATTAACAAAACGGCTCTAGTTGTGGTTGGAGTCATGTAATAAACTGAACCACTAATATTCAAATGAAAAAACACGAAGCAAACAAACTAAAATGCAGGACTTGCACTTATAAGTGGAGAACTTACTCTAAACGTATGTATATGACTTGTCCATCTTGTCAGCATAAAGTACTCAATGAAAGGCTAGGAGTGTCAGAATGAATGACACACAACTAAGAGTTAAGCATGTAATGGAAAGAGATAAACATGCAGATGACTGCTCTTTCCATAAAGATTATCTCAACTCATGTTCCTGCGGAGCTGAAAATGAATAGTCCTTTTGAGATGTTAGAAGCCTCAGGGATTATTTCTAAATTATATCTGCCTAATGCCTTCAAGCTGCATGATGGCCGTATGTTCTCGCTTTATGGCGGACTTCCTCAACTTTCTCAAGGTGACTCTGTAACTTTCAAGTATAAGATTAAACTTGCCGGCGATAAATCTTACAATAACATTATAGAAGGAAGTTTAGAAGTTTTGCATATAACTCACAGTCAAGAGAAAAACTTATCACCACCTTCTCTTGACAAAGATACTCTTATTGTTCGACAATCATGTTTGAAGGCTGCTGTTGAATGTGTTATAAATTTGATTATAGCCGCTAAACCTTCCGAGGAAGTTTCTTACAAAAAGCTAATTATGGAATTAGCAGAAGAGTTTGAGAAATGGGTGTTTAGAGAAGATGGAAAGTGAGTGGAATTTAAGTGATAAGATTAGAACTCAGGAAAGATTTAATCAAGAACATTCTATCAAAACAATAAATGTCTCAGACTTTATTTTGAAATCAGATGTCAGGGAATTTATTAAGAGGTTGAAAGACATTTCTATCGACCCAGTTAGAGATGGAATATCTAAGGATTATGAGTGGCTGTGTGGATCTATTCACACTTTTAGAGTGATTAATAAGCAAATTAACAAACTTGCAGGGAAGAAATTAATATGAACTCACTAACTCAAGATATAGAACTCATTGAACAAGGAAAAATCTTAGAATTGAAAAACTCTCTAAAAGAAATAAGACTAACTTTTCCCAGGAGATTCAGGAAAGCCTGCATGAAAGCCTGCTGCTTGAAACACAGAGGTGAAAAATGATTGAGAAATTAGATTTAATGGAATTAGGAAATATTCCCCTTAATTTATTACCTCTATGGCAGAAACAATGCGAAATTATAGATTGGATTAATAGTCAGGAAACGGACTCGTATCGTGAAACAACCGTCGGAGAGTCACGCCCTGACATTAATTTTACAAAAGAACAGATGTTTGAACATGATGATTTAATGAGAAATCTTACAAGAAACCAAACCCTTGATGAAGTTGAGAAAATTGTTATAAAAATGAAAGTTAGACCTTCATCAGAACAGAATATCGGATGGGATAATTGTCTTGTTCAGATGCTAATAAATATAGCAGAGATGCGAGGGAAGAAATGAGTTACTTTGAAAAGCTTTGTGCTTTGATTTGGTATTCTTTCTTATTTCTATGTTTTATTTTCCTATTAATGCAGCTCAGTTAATAGTATAACGCTCCCATCTGTGCAGTTTTATGAATTTGAATTTAACATTGTAATCCCCATCTTCATATTGTTTATAGGCTTCTTCTTCTCTCTTAACCGCATATTTTAGAGTATTTGCAAGACCCGTCTTAATCTGTAAAACATGCATCTCTTTAGTTATTGGATTGATGCATATTAAATCAAATGGACTAAGACTAGCGCCTGATTTAACAACTATCCAGCCTTCTTTTTCATACTGATTCTTAACTAAGAGTTCTTTACGATTGCCCCTGCGTTTGTTGTTCAATAGGGTCGAGAATGATATTATACATTTCAAGATAGATTACGTGAGCCTTAAGGCCCTTACCCCTGTTTCCAGCTATCCAATTGTCCAGCCCTTCAAATGAAAGATAGAAGAAAGAACGCTTTGCCCAGTTCTCAGGTGTTAGGGAGTTTGCATTTTCATTAAATATCTCTGCTGCACGAGTCATAACTATTGCCGGAGGTCTGAACCTGTCAAATGGAACAACAACAATAATTTGTTTTTCAGCGATCATCTTAGCAAGCAGCTTATTAACTTCCTCACTATCCATTAAGAGATTTCTGCTTATGTCTGTTGACCAAGCACAACCTTTCAAAGCTATATATCCTAATATCTTCTCTTCTCTCTCAAAGTTATGATGCTCATAACTGTATCTATCTAATCCTGAGAACCCCATTTCCTTTATCCTCTAATAAATCCATTGTTTTAACATAATCATCAAAACGCTTTATTGTTCTTGAGTCACTCCCTAATTTGATGTAAATTAATTTCTTTAAATCATCATAACTAATGAGTTCGCCTTTCATCTTCAATTCAGCCAATATCTCGGTAACTTTCATGTGAATTGTCTTTCCCATTGTGTATGAGAGCAGAAAGACTATATAAATGTATTCTAAGAGAGTGGGAGTAAGCCCTTTGGTTCCCTTCCCTCTCCTCATACTCCTCTCCTATCCTTCCTATTTATACCTACTGTATTATACTTCTTACTATATAGAATACCTTACTCGCACACTCTCACTGAGGTTCGAGTGTTTGAATTAACTAATATTTTGTAGTTTCTTTGTTATTTAAACTTTGTTGTGGTTTAGAATGTTGTCTTAATTTAGTTGCAATACCGCACAAATTCACATCAGTGAATTGTGTGAATACCGCCCATGAGTGCGGTTTATTCTCAAAGTTCTGTTAATTCTCGTTATTTGTTTTGCCTCAGCAAAACAAGTAACGGATATTAATATAACTTTGGATATTCACCGCCTCGGGCGGATATCGTCGATAGAATGTATTTTAAGCTATATATAACTACTATATAAACTTATGTATTATATAAAGTATATTATATATAACCCATATGTTTATATAGTCTATATATAGCACAATACCTAAATCTATCGTCGATAAAATATAATCTATCGTCGATAGATTTATCGACGTTAAAGTAGGGGGGGATTATAGGGGGGGTAGACCCCAAACAAATTTTATTATTTTTTTGCATAAATATATAAACTCTAAGAATATATAAACTATATGAAGAAAGCTGTATTGATAAAACTTGATGAAGAAATCATAAACTATCTAAACTCTAAACACATAAAGAAAGCTGAAATAATTAATGAAATCCTCAAGAAAGAATATCCGCAAGCCTTCAACTGAAAACCCATTAACACTAACATGGGCCCATAAAACCATTGACAAATGGCAGCAGAACCTATTAACAGTCACAGGTCATCTAATTTTATTATGCGGCAGACAAGTGGGCAAAAGCGAAATCGCGGCTTACATTGAAGCGTTATACCTTCTAAACACACCAAACGCATTCCTGTTAATAGTGTCAGGCAAAGAAGACCAGGCAAAGATGCTTTACAGAAAAATCCTCGATTTCATAGAACAGCAGCACCCAGACATGATTAAAGGCAGAGTGTTAAACAGCGAATTCCATCTGTCTAACGGAGCAATTTGTATAACAGAACCATTAGGACATAATGGTGCGGGGGCAAGAGGACACACAATCACAAGGCTGGTCTTAGAAGAAATGGAATTAATTCCTGAAGATGCGTTTTCAGCTATAACTCCGATGCTGCTAACAACCGGCGGGATAATACACATGTTAGGCACTGCATGGGCAACTGAAGGTTATGCTTATGAAAGACTGAGCGACAAGGATTTCACAGTTGTTAGAGTGAATGCAGAAGAAGTTGCCGAAGAAAGACCTGAGCCGCAGAGAACAATTATGCTAACGCATCTCAAAAACGAGAAGCAAAGAATGCCGTTGTGGATGTATATGCAGGAATACATGGCGATACCGTCGGACAAGGCAAGACAAGTTTACCCAGACGCATTAATTAAAAGATGTCAGGTGTTGGAAAGGAAAGCCCCGGATTTGAGAAGAAGACATGTACTGGGAAGTGACCCGGCGGGTTTAGGAGAAGACCAAGGTTGTTTGGTAATTTTAGACACTGAAGATAAAGAAGCAGCGGAAATGATTGATATTATATTAACTAAGCATCTCTACACAACAGAGACAACAGACCAGATTTTACAATTAGACCTGCAGTATGACTTTTCGAAGATTTACGTTGATGATGGCGGCGTTGGTTTTGGAGTGTTCAGCGAATTGTTAAGAAATGACACAACTAAGAATAAGGTTGCTGCGCTTAACAATAGTAAAAGGTCAACAAAGTGGGACGACTCAGAAAGAATAATTATCCTGCAGGAAGACCTTTTAATGAATTTGTTAAGAATGATGGAAAGAGGACAAATTAAATTATTAATAGATGAAAATCTAAGAGCGTCATTAAAGTCTTACAAGTTTGCTTACCATGAAGATACGAAAAGACTTATTTTCACAAGCACATATAATCACCCAGTCCAAGCATTAGCTAGGGCAGCATGGGACTGCGAAGAGAAAGACTTAAAATTAACGGTGCGTTCAATTAAAGTATGAAATTGAGAGATAGATATATTCGATTAGAGGAATCAAGGGCAGGTAATCCAAGAAACTTAATAATAATTTCTGATGATTCTTTTGCGATATGTGATTTTATTGAGATATTAACTGGTGAGATAGACCGCCTTAGAAAGAGGATAAATGGCTGAGAAGACATGTGTTCAGGGGAAACATGGCTGAAGAAGGCACATTAGCAATTAATGCAGACGTGTTAAAAAAAGCGGGTGCTAATGCAAGTTCCACAAGCACAGCGGAAGCATATACAAATGTTTTTATTAAAATGGCGGAAGGTCAGCTGTCAACGGCGGCGAGATATGACTGGATAACAAATTATGCGTCTGTGTCAACAGTAGGAAAACACATTTTGAGAGATGCGGCAAGCAGTTACGCAGCAATCTTAGCAATTAATTATCAAATGAACGGGTTTACAAGCAGACAAGAAAGCTTAATCATGATTAACATTCTTTGGGCAGGGTTTCAAAAAGTAATTACGTTGTTGGAAAAAGACAACAATTACAAAGACTTCATTCTTACAGGTGCGGGAGATATAGATTAAATGGCTGACCAATTACCGCTAAACTTTCCTATTCCGGCAGAGCCTGCGATAGCAAGTTATAGTTTTACAGACCTAGCAGCAGAAACAGCATATCTTAGAACATTTGCAGTCAGAACAGACAACGGTTTTAGATTATTTCAAACACGTTATGACTCAAGCAGTAGAAAGTATGGAACTACAGACACAACAGACAACGGCAAACAGTTCATTACTGGAATTATTACGGGAATTAATAACGTTCTTGTGAAGGAGATAGATAGAGACTTTGATATAAAATTTAAAAGACCAGTCATAATAAAAGGGGTTTTGTTTGCTCAGTTTACATACGGGGTTATTAGTGCAGCCGGGGGAAATATAACGATGAGCCACGTCGTAAAAGTAAGACATGTTACAAGCGGAGGCACAGAAACAGATTTAGCCGCATTTGACAGCGGGGCTTCAAGTGAAAACGGCGGTGCTGTTGAACGAAGAATCTTAATAGATTTTGATATAGCACAAAAAGCCTTTTTAATTGATGAAACTTTAAGGATAACCATAGAGATATGGGCTGCAAGTTCAACCGGAGCATCGCCGGATAAAAGAATGGTGCTGTATCACGATGGAAATAATAGGGAAACCAGTGCAGCCGGGGATAATGAATTTGCAAACCATGACACCGATATTATAGTGGACATTCCGTTCAAGGTGAATATATAATGGCTGAACTAAACATATCACAGTCAACAACGACTAATTTTAGTGGAACTGTCCCGGACTTTATTGTTAAATCTAGAGCATTAGATGCAGTTCAGCAAAATCAAGAAGAGACCTATTGGTATTTTGATAAAGCACCAGCTTATTATGGTTATTACTTAACAATCCCGGAGATATTTAATGCAGCTAATGCGATGGCCGCATGGGCGTTTGGGGCGGGGTGGGCCTGTGTAGATGCTTTAATGTTTGTGCAGTTAAGGCACGTTGTTGGAATGGGAAAAGACACTTTTGGAAAGATTATTTGGAATCATGAAGTTGTGAAACTTGTCGTTGGAGACTCATTCATGGAAGTAAAACGAGCTGACAATGATGAAGAGCTGATTATCAATTTAATTCCCATAAGTCCTGAAAGAGTGAGAATTGTTTTTACTAAAAATGGAATGATAAAGCGCTACGATGTTTGGAATGGCAGCGAGTGGAAGGCAGTTAAAAAAGAGGATATGATTCACAGTTCTAATAAGAGAATAGGCGACCAGATGCACGGAACAAGCAGCATTGAGCCTACTAAGTTTATTGTTGATGCAAGAAACGAGGCATTATCCGACGAGAGAATTATAAAACACAGAGATAAAGCTCTTGGAATTATATATTATCAAACAGATAAAGAGGGAAAGATAGCTTATGCAAATTCACAGATAGAGAAAGCTGTTAAGAAAGGCGAGATGGTCGGTTTGCCTGAAGGAACAGCAAAAATAGAACCTTATCCATCAAGAAGCTCAGAAGACAGACAGTCATGGATTCAATATTTAGAAAACTTCTTTTACCAAGTGTTTGGAGTGCCTAGAAGCGTGGCTACAAGCGACGGAACTTCGGAAGTGGGTGGAAAAATGGGGAACGTAAATTTTGAACCAACCTATGCAAAAGAAAGAATTGATATGGAAGACGACTTAATGTCTCAAGCTCAAATTCAAGTTATCTTTGAAAAACAAGCCAGTCTAGGCGGTTTAGTGAGAGAAGATGAACAGAAAAATACGGGACAAACAAACATTCAGCCAAACGACAGCGTCGTTAATCTGAACAGGGAATAAAAATGGCTAGACAAAGACCTTTTCAAGTGAGTTCATTTCCAAGTCCGAGACCCGGGAAGACTGGAATTAATCCGTTTAGAAAGATAACTCTCAGAGAAGAACCTGCAAAAACATATAGCTTCAGTCATAAGAATGGGATGAAGATAAGAATAAGTGATGTTCCTGCGAAGATGTTATATCAGGATCCTAAAAAAGGTTCATTTAGAAGGACAGTTAATGATTTTAATGCTAAAGATTCTAAACAATCAAGTCCATTTATGAGCTTCAGCCCAGAACAATCAGATTTTACACAAGACAAGGAATTTAATCAGCCAGTTCCTCAAAAAATACAAGATAAACAGTTTGAACAAGCAGCGCGTGTTTGGGCGGAAAAGCAGAGAAAAATAGATGAGGCTTTTGAGAAGGAGAATCAAATGAAAGAGAAAGAGAGAAATTCTTTTTGGAATAGATTTAAACATTTTAGGGTTAATCCGGTGGGAACATCGGGATTTGAACGAACACATGGAATTAACAAACGAGGGGTAAGATAATGGCTATAAGTAATAAAAGTCAAATACCTAAAAGAACAAAAGTAAAGAAGTTAGGAAATGAAGAATTAGGTCTTGAAGAGACCCAAAGGCGTGAAGCTATCATAAAATCAAACCTTGAAGAGACTGAAAATGTTTCTCCAAATCAGAGGAGTGCAGCTGATATAAGAGGTGGTTTCAAAGGCGAATTAGCAGAGCAGGAAAGAATAAAAGAAGCTGAACGAAGAAAAAGAGACGCTTTAGTCAATGCAGCACCGGGACAACAGCCAGCTAACACAGCTCAAACTGGAAATCAACAAACAGAACAAACTGAACCTTCAACACAAACAGCTGCCCCAAAAGGTGAATTTTCCGGTGTCGGGGAAGTAATCAAAAGAGGCGCAGCGGCACTCGGTCCATTAACTCCGGGCCCAACTCCTCAGTTCATACAAGATGCGGGAAGTAGGGGAATAGAAGATGTGAGACAATCAAAACCTTTAGTTTTAGGAGTTACTGCAAAGATAGCAGATGCAGCTAGAACGGCATTTACTGGAAAATCATCTAAGCAACTGACCTCGGCAGAAGAGGTAATGAATACTTACATGGCTGCATTAGCTGAGGATATTACTTTAATGGAACAAGGGCAGAAATCTCCCGAAGATGTAGCCGAAAACATAAGACAAGCTCAAAGCTCAATAACAAGATATGAAACTAATCTGGTTGGTGAAGGCAGAAGAAACCTTAACTTTTGGATTGATGAAGGTGCAAGGATAGAAGCAAATACTTTGGCGCAGAAAGACAAACTGGAAGATTTTAAAAAACGGTTTGTTAATGCAGGACTATAATGAAACACAGACTTGAAGAATTGGAAAAGAAGGTTTGGAGAATTGAAAAGGTAATTTGGTATATTGCTGCGATGATTAGTTTTAGAGCAGGTTATGATATTGTCCCCATTGTTCAAGCAATGTTGGGATAAATATATAAACTAAATAAATATAGAAACTATATGACTGATGAAAAAGAAAACAAAACAGAAGGCTCTCCTATGGATAAAGCTAGGGAAATGGTTGAAA